CGTTGATGATGTCTGGACAGAGTCCCGCCGCAGAATTGTTTCCAGCGACAGCGTCCGTCTCTGTCGGCACAGGCGGAAAATAGTCGTAGTTGTTCGGGTCATCCTTCTTCGAGAGGAACCAGTTATGGGGCTCGTCGGCGGAGCGCGCGAGAACGATGCGCCCGCGCCAGGACTCGATCAACTGACAGCGACTCGGCATCTCGCCAGCGGACGTCACGCTGTATTCGGTGACGGCGTCCGTGATCGGATCGTACTGGCGGTACTGCCGGCCGTCCGTCCAGTACGCCTTCTTGAAGAGGTTCGTGCTCTGGATGTAGGCAGAGCTGTCGAGCGCTCCAGAGCCTCCGGTCGGGGTCGTGACCGTGGAGGTCGTGAACTTGACGATGTCTCCACCGGAGACGCCCATCGTCACCAGCGTGCGCGGCGAGGAGCCTGACTGGGTCGCGTCCACGAGGCGCACCTTCGCGATCGAGTTGTTCCCGGTCGCCTGCGGCTCGCCAGCGACGTACACGAACTCGACCGTCTTCGTCGTCAGGTCATCCCGGTAGTCGGGGATGCGCTTGTCCACTGCGACGGCGTAGCTCGCCTCAGCTGCGGTGATGAGCCTGGAGTGTAGGACCGTCCCATCCTTCTTGTAGACGCGCAGCGAGGCTGCGGACGAGCCGGTCTGGTGGTAGGGGATGTAGAGGTTGTCGAACTCGTCAACGTCGATCCTGGGCCACTTGTACGTCTGCTCCAGGTTCGATGCGAAGGCCGCCGACCAGGCTCCATCGCTCGTCGAGATCGAGAAGGTGGACCCCTGGTCCACGATCATTCGAACCTGCTGCACTCCGCCCGCCGATCCGGTCGGGTTTGGTCCCAGCGAGTAGATGTTTCCTTCGCTGTTTACGGCGACGGCGTAGCCGAAGCCGCCGGGTCTCGACCCGTCTCCGCTCGCCATCTCGTTCGCCGTCCATTTGATCTTGCCCTCTGGGCTGTACTTGATGACTGCTCCGAAGCGCTTGTTCGCGAGCGCCTGAGCGGAGGAAACCGCCGTCCCGGTCTGGTCGGGAGGGCCGGCGACCTGGTCGGGCGAGCTGCCAGTGATCCCGAAAGGGTGCGGGTAGTTGTTCACGGCCGCAACTCCGAACGGGAGGCTCGCCTGTGACCCGTAGCGGTGCATCAGGTAACCGGCGAGAACGGTGTTCTCGTTGATCGTCTGCGAGGCCGCGAGCGAAGTGGACTCCAGCGCGTCGTACGTGAGGACGTTCTGCGAGGCGTCAGTCCGTGACTTCCGGTCGAGGACGATGATCTCCATGACATCCCCGAGGAACCCAGACACCGTGTTGCTCGGGTTCTTGGAGCCGAAGCTCTTGAAGACGCCGAGGTAGGAGGGCTCCAGGGTCGCGCTCTCGCGCGAGGAGAACTTGTCGATAGGATTCCCGTTGATCTGGAAGAGGCTGTCCTGGCTGTCGCCAGCAATGTCCCCGTCGTTGACGAGCGTGATGAGCGCGAAGTTGCCCGTGTTCGTACCGCCGGCTGCGTAGTTGTTCGTGGTGAACGAGCCCGGCTTGATCATCCCTGCCGTGCCGCTGCCGCCGCTGATGAGCGTCTCGCCGGTGAACCAGTAGACGCCCCCCGAGCTCCCCGTCGGCGGGAGGTTCACCGTGTTCGTGTCGGTCGCGTTGACGAAGAGGATGTGGTCGTCCGAACCGGACTGGGCGTTGTCACGGTCCTGCCCCCAGAGCCAGCGCGGGACGTTGTCTCCGTCCGGCGTGGACTGTGATGGCCGGCAGACGATGTAGATCGCGAACTGGCTGTCCGTGTACCCCGGCACCATGCATCGCTGCTGGTCCGCGAACTCCTTCGCGATCGTGGAGCTCGCCAGCGTGCGCAGGAGCTGCAAGGGGGAGGTCGCGCCCGTCTTGTTGAACCTGACCCCCTTGTGGCCCGTGAGGGCGTCGATGGCGAGCACAGGGCCATCGTCAGGGTTGCCGGAAGTCGTCCCGATCGCAGTCTCGGAGTAGAGGTGCCGGAGGTTCTTCGTGCGGTCGCGCCAGCGCAGAACTTCGACCCCATCCTCGATGTCGCTCGCGACGTCCGTCTGGTCGATGTCATCGGCCACGTACCAGGCCCAGACGCGACGGTCGAAGTTCGCGAGCTGGTAGGGGGTCCAGTCCTCCGAGCTGACGTTGAAGTTCGGGTGCTTTGGGTCAGGGAGCCGCCAGTAGAGGCTCGTCGTGTCGCCCGAGGGCTCGCAGGCGATGATCACGGAACCGTCGGCCTTGACTGCGACGGAGTTGACCGGGAACGGGACGCGCCACTCCTTCGTCAGCTCCGGGTTCGCGGTGTCGATGAAGTCGTAGATGCGCACGAACGCCTTACAGCGGTCCGTCTGGTTCTGGACGGTGTAGAGGACGTCCTGCGCGACGCGGATGTCCTCGATGTAGCTGCCTGGAGTTATCTCCCAGAGCTGCTCGGTCTTGTTGTCTGGGATCTGCTCGTAGGCCCAGAGCTTGGCTGAGGACTGAAGCCCACCTTCGGAGACTCCGGCGTAGACCACGTCGAACTCATCCACCCAGAGAGCTCTAACGACGTGGTTGGTGTCGGCCACTGGTAGCGAGAGCTGCCAGAGTTTCGTCCCGTCGGCGGAATACTTGACGATGCCGGCGTTTCCGTCGAGAGCATAGACGTTCCCCTGCCTGTCGGTCTTGATGTTCCGCGTTCCGGTAGCGGACGGGTTCGGAGTGTCCCAGACGATCGTCTCCGAGCCAGAGATAGCCGCCGCGTACGTCACCTGGCGGTTGTCCACGAAGAACGTGATGAGGTCCTGGACCTTGGATCCCACCGTCTTCAACGCACTCGTCAGGTACTTCGAGAGGCCAGAGCGCTGGGCTCCGCTCATGCGTCCCGTGAGCGGGTCGAGGCCACGCACGTTCTGGTACTCGCGAGCAGTGCCAGGCTCCTGATCGCCGAACGAGAGGTTCTCGCTGAGGCCGCCAAGCGGCCAGTCGATCTTGAGGAGTCCTTCAGGCATCGCTAGATGGGAGCCTGGACCCTATTCACGATATAGCCGGAGTCGGTCCAGCGGTGGCGGTGGATCATAGCGCCGCCGTTCCGGATCCTGCGGAAGGGCTGCGCCTGGCCGTCTGCGACCACCGCCGCGCGGTAGATCGGGCCTGCCTGCACCTCTGCGAGGCGCTGGTGGATCGTCTTCACGTCCCCACGCTCGTACCCCTCCACCACGGCCCGTGCGAGGAAGATGAAGAGCTCCTCCACGAACTCGGGGATGTCGATCGTGTCGCTGTCCCCGTACACCCTCGTCCAGCGCGAGCGGTAGAAGATCCTGAGAGCCCCGGTCGCGTTCGCGCCAGGGGACGGCCAGACCTCCAGGATGGGGCGGAGCGGCGAGCCCGTGTAGACCATCGCAGCGTAGAAGAGCGACGGGCTGGAGGTGATCGCGTTCGCACCTCGGAGGCGGTTCACCTCGTCCAGGCTCGTGAGACAGACCCGGATCAGGTTGGACGTCGTGGACGTCCTGATCGAGATGATGTCTCGAAGATCAGCCGGGAGAGCGATCGTGCCCGGGAAGATCGACAAGAAGATGTCCCCGGTCGCGAGGTTGCCCGAGGCGATCGAACCCTCCAGGACGATCGCGTTCGCCGACGTACGGCTGGCGATGAAGTAGACGCCGACCGTAGCGCCCGTGCCCGAGCGGATCTCGACCGTGTCCCCAGCCAGGAACACGTAGTTCGTGAAGCCACTCGCCTGCGTCAGCGTCTTCGTCGCCGCGGTCCAGGTGGCGGTCGTCCCGTCCACGGCTCCGCGAAGGTCGATGAGCGATGAGCGGCCCTGAGCCCACTTCCATGAGTACATGGAGTAGAGGTGCTCGCCTGCCTCGTTCAGCATGGCGAACTTGTCGAGCTCCACGGACGGCTCGCCACCGCCGAGCGCGTGGCTCATCTGCGCGAGAACCTTGTTGACCGTCAGCATGGCTAGATGAAAGAGGCCCTCCCCATGGAGGAGACATGGAGAGGGCCAGCAGCGAGTGGCGAGAAAGAACTAGGTGTTCGCGGTCGTGCCCAGGCCACCGGCGAGGAACCCGTTGTGCAGGAGCACGCGACGGAGACGCCGGACGGTGTTGGTCGCCTGGATGTCGATGTAGGTCGCGACCACGACAGCGTTCGAGGCGATCAGGCCGTTGAAGCTGTTCGTGATCGTGACGCTGAGAGGAGAGCCGGCGGCGAGAGAGGCGCCGGACGCCTTGATGCAGAACGCCTGCTCCACGATCCCGAAGAACTTGTAGTTCCCCTGAGCGTTGTCAGCGACGGAGTCGGACGTGCAGACTGCGTAGAGGGTCTGACGTCGCAGCGTTCCGCCGTTGAGCGTGGCGTTCGTAACGGGGTCGATGACCGTGTTCCAGATGGTATCGTTCGACCATCCGGGCTTATAGCTGTTGGAGTCGTTCGTCGCGATCTCCGTGGCAACGCCGGGCTGCCAGGCCATCTGAACGACCTCGCCCTTCGTGTGAGTACCGCCTGAGCGGTTGATGCAGCGGACCTCGGGGAAGTCAACCGGCCAGATTCCGCCAGCGACGTCGGGGCCACCTGTGGGCTTGGACCAGAACATGTGAGTGGCTCCTTAGCTGTAGAGGCCAGCGTAGAGGGACTTGCCGTTGGACGGCGAGATCAGACCCTGGCGCATGCGGCTGGTGCATTTGACGTTGCCCCAGGTCCGCACCGGCACGACGAACGTGTCCGGGTCGTTGAAGTGCTCCCGCACCTTCCCGCGGAGGAAGAAGTACGTCGAGTGGAAACACGGGTAGAGGTAGTTCGAGTTGAGCCAATAGAACCGCGGCCCGTTCTTGTTGTTCGTGATCGTGCCGTGCTCCGAAACGTTGTCCGTCGCCGAGGCGAGGGTCGTGTGGTTCGGGTACAGCGTGGCGTCTGTCAGGGCGTTGACGTACTTCACCGGGATGAAGTTGTACGCCGGGTCCGGGTAGGCCGGGTCTTGGCGACCCTCGATCACGAAGAGATCCTGGTTCGTGCGGAGGAAGAGGGTGTAGGCCGTCTGTCCTTCGGGCGAGCAGAAGATCTGCTGGTTGTTGTAGCTCGGGTTCGAGAAGTACTCGCCCATGGTCGGCGGCTTCTCGAAGTGGCACTTGATCCACATCTTCTGGAAGGCGCCGAGCAGAGAGCTCGCCGCGATCGACGGGCTGAGAGCCGCGTTCGTGCCTTCGTTCGAGTAGACAGTCGTGTTTGGCACGTAGCGGTTCTGCCCGCGAACCGTGCTCGTCGGGTCGATGCCATGGATGGTCGTCCAGGCGGTACCCGCAGAGCCAGCCGAGTTGTAGAGGCCGCTCCCGTACTCGTTGATGAAGGACGCGATCCGATAGAACTTCCCGAGTTCGCCGCCGTTCAGCGGCTCTTCCTCGGTGAACTCCGGCTCCGACCAGATGTGAGACTCCATGAAGTCCCACTTGTCGGTCCACATGGCCTGCTCCAGGTGGCGCTTCAGGTCCACGTACTGCTGGAACATGTCCGAACCGCCGGTGTTGAGCTCGACGGTCTGGAGGGTCCACGCCATGTCCGTGATGAGGTAGCGCCACGCCGCGCGACCGTGGACGAGCTTCTGCGGCTGTGACCAGTTCTGCGTCGCGCCGGGCTGGTGGAACCGGGTGCGGTTCCCCGTTTCGAAGAAGGTCTCGAAGCGCAGCTCTGAGCCGCCGTCGAGCATCTTCTTCATCCCCCGGTCGCCACCCATGAGGGCGCCGAAGGAATAGGTTTTGTGTACCTGGGCGTCGTTGATAACCCCGTCAGGGGTCGTAATGTAGAGAGGCCCAGTGCTCTCCACAAAGTTGTTGAACACCGAAATCGGGGTGCCAGACATCTAACCTGTCTCCTATTGGACGAGATACCGTCCGTACGCGCGCTTCGCGCCGTCGGTGTCGTCCGGGTTTTCCTGGAGGTGTTTGAAGGCGGCGCGGTGGGCGTCCATCGACGTGAACGTCTTCTGCGTCTTGCGCGCGGTCGGCGAGGTCATAGCCCCCGCAGCGACCTTCGCCTTCGTTTTCGAATCATCCTGAGCAGGCTCTGGCGTCGCAGTCAGGATCTCTCCATAGCGACCGTCGAACACGTCATCGAAGGCGGCCTCCACCGAAGCGAACTTCTTGGGGTCCTTCCCGACGAGTGAGCGGACCTCGGTCACGATGGATTCCCATGCGCGATCGTTGTCCTTGAGCATCGGCAGCTTGTCGGCGAGGCGGGCACGCTGCGACTTCGCAGTCTGCTCCTCGCCCATGCGCCTCGCGTCGTCGATCACCTTGCTGATCCGGGCGTTCTCCTCGCGGAGAGGCTGGACCAGCTTGGCGAGCGTCTTCGCTATCGCCTTGGACTCTTCTTCACCGAACTGATCCGAGAGATCGCTCGCAACTTCTTCGAGGTCCAGCTCGTCGGTGGGCACCCCGTTGTCGGGCTCCGACTTGCTGGTGGTCTTTTCCTGAAGCTGCTTCTCTAGCTCGGATGCTCGTTGAAGAGCCCGCGCGGCCGTCTGCTCGCGCTCTTCCTGCTTCTTCCACACCTCACCGACTTCCGAGTCGTTGAGGGATTCGACCAGTTTGCGGGGAATGCCGGCGAGGACGAGACGCTGGCGCGTCCCGGTCAGTTCAGCGGGCTTCTCCGGCTTCTTCTCTTCCTCTTCCTCCTCTTCGACCTCGACCTTCGGCTTCTCCTTCGGAGAAGTCATGGCCTTCTTGACGGGCTTGGAGAGGTCGGGCTCTGCCTTCTGCTTGGCGACGAGCTCCTCGAACTTCGCCTTCGCCTCAGCCAGCGGATCCTTCTTCGGATCTAGCGCGGCGGCGCGGGCGGCATCTTGTCCAGGGATCGTCTCAAGAGCCTTGTCGTCCATCGTGACGGAATCCTAGATCCGCCAAACGACGAGGCGCTACGATTGAGCTTCGACCGCCGCGATCACCTTGATGCGATACCGGAATAGACCGTCATCGCCTCTCATGACTTCCTGGATCGCGCAGGAGCACTCGTAGACGGTTCCTCCGGTCTGGAAGGCGACGATGATCGGGAGTGCCCAGCGAGACTCCAGCGTGACCTCGTTGGCGCCGGACGGATCTACGGTTCCGAGGCCACGGAAGCGGGGCACTTCGACCATGGTGGATGCTCCCTCCAAGGTCAGGGATCGTAGTGAATCTTCTGCCCGCACATGCCTTCGTAGCGTTTCGCCACCTCGACGGCATCGCGACGCGACTCGAAGCACACGCGGTCCTTGAATGGACCGTCCTTGACGTGCTTCACCTTGCCACTGCCGTCGTCCCAGCCAGGTGGGAACTGGAAGGAGATGCCGCCATCAGCGCCGCCACGCTTCACCTTGCGCGGAGGCTCCGAGCGCACGTTGCCAGGGTGCGGCCCTTCGACCATCCGCTCCAGCGTCCGGTCGTAGTGGAAGACTCTCCGAGTCATCCGCCGCGCTGGCGCTTCAGGCGCTTCGACATCTGCTCGGCGCTCTCGCTTCCGCTCTTTGAGTCGCGGTAGTCGTAGAAGCGCTGTCGCATGGAGGCGATCTCGGGACGGTCGCGGAAGCGATCCGGCTGAGGCTGCGGCTCGCGGTGGTCAGTCATCTCGGAGATGAACTTCCCGTGCTTCTCGGTGGCCGCGCCCATCATGGGATTCCCCTCGTTCTTGTTCCGGATCTTCTGCCCGAGCTCAGAGTCGTACTTGGCCGCGAAGGCGTCCTCATACGACTTCTTCTTCTGGTTGCCGTAGGCCACGGTCAGTACCCGCCCTGAGATCCGGTGCCGGGCTTCTGGCCCTGCCCAGGCTCGAACTTGACCGGGATCGACTCACCGATCTCGTAGTTCATCTGCGCGCCCTTGGCGAACGGGCCGCGACTCGGACGCTTGGTCGTGCGCCCGCCGTCGAAGTTGGTGAGGGCGTGGGTCTGGAACGGCTCTCCGCCGGTCCCACCCTGCTTCTGGTACTTGGCCTTGCCGTCGTAATTCATCTGGGTAGCCATGAGATCACCTTGCTGTTGCGGACATCCCTGGAGTGCGAGGTCCCTTATTTTTCTGTCCTGACTTCGCGGCGTCCTGCCGCGCGTTGCTCGTGAACCCAGCGGGCTTCTCGGAAGCCTTCAACTGTGGAGTCTGGGGCCGTTTCATATCGACCCCCAGCCTGGGCTGGGAGCTCGACTGAGACGTCGCTAGCCCCGGCTGTGCCATGCCCATCGTGGCCATCATGTTCATCATCCCCATCAGCATAGCCTTCTGGACGTCCACCGTCCGGGCGAGCGAGGGGTCGCCGAGCTGGTCGGCCTTGCGCTGGTAGATGAGGCCCCAGTCGAGGTACGGGGTGGAGGGGATCATGGGGGCTGTCGAGAGCAGGAACTGCTCCCAGGACGCCTCCCGCTCCGCCTCCAGCATCTCGGTCGTGAAGCGCATGAAGACCGGCTGGATCTCGACGTCCATGTCCTCCAGGAAGTCCCCGTGCTCAGGGCCTCCCACGAGGACTGGGAGCTCGATCGGCTGACCTGTCTTCGGGTCTAGGAAGAGACCCTCAGCGAGCTCTCCGAGGGGCGTACGCGAGCGCGGGTCCATCGTGAGGTACCACGCCTCCTTCTTCGCGATCGGCTTCAGCATCCCGCCGATGAACTTCTCGGTCATGAAGCCCATCCGCTTCCCCGTGGACATCGAGGCGATCGAGGATGCGGTCGCTGTCACCCCGGACTCGGGCGCCCCCTGCACGGCCTCAGAGATGCCAGACGCCCTCTCCAGGATGTCGCGGAGCATCGTCATCTGCGCCGCGTGCTGGTCGGTGATGCCGAGCATCTCGACCTGCTGCATCATGTCGGAGAGCTTCTGACCGACACCGTCGATCTTCAGGATGCCGGCGTCCTCGAAGTCGGCGAGGATCTCATCTAGGTTGCCGGAGTCGGCTGTCAGCGCGATCCCGCGCTTGTAGCGCTTGATGTTCTCGACGACGGAGGAGACGACCGCGTTGTAGATCTCTGCCTGCGCCGCCGTCGCCACAAGAGGAGAAAGCGGGACGACCTCGTCAGGGACGAAGAGGTATCCGTTGAAGGTGTAGGCGCCATCTCGCGGGCCCCAGAATGGGCGGGGCTCGCGGGGCCAGCCGTCGAGCTCTGCGCAGACGGTGAAGATCGTCCCGTGGAAGCCCTCCTTGGTCGTGGGCTGGAAAGGGTTGCCTTCAGCGTCGAGCGCCTCGTCGAGCTGGATCTCTGGGATCCAGATCTCCCACATCTCCACGTCGTTACGACGAGGAGGGCTCTGCATCTGCACGCGCTTCTTCTCGTTCGCGCGGTTCTCCATCATCAGCGAGACGGCGGCGGGATCCCAACCACGCTCGGGATGCTCCTCGGCTTCCTGGAGGATGCTGTCCTTGTCACGGATGATCTTGTGCCCCTTGAAGCGGCACTCGGAGTCCTGATAGGCGAGCGCATCCCAGATATAGTGATCGAGTGGGAGCGACTTCGTCGTGGGGCGGAAGGGCGGATCCTCGCGCTCGCGCATGCCGAGGAGAGGCTCAGGAGAGGTGAACCCGACCGCGTAGCGGAAGGCCCAGGAGACCGCGAGCTGCTCGATCGTCTTCTTGATGTCCGTGAGCTCGAAGTTCCGGTTGACGGCAAGCTCGGTCGCCTTAGCGAAGGCTGCGGCCTCGCCCTGGCGAGGAGTGCGAGCACGGATCCGTGGGTTACCGGAAGCAAGGATCGGGAGGAAGATCGAGATCCAGGCGTAGCCGTGGTTCTCGAAGTCGATCTCGGCCGTCTCGCCCTCGCGGTACGCAGGGCCGTAGTAGCGCCGGATCGCCTCCCTGTAGTTCTCGCCGATGTACTTGTCCCGGACATCCATCGAGCGGCGGACCTCCTCCCAGAGGCCGCGCGGGGAGACGTCGAGAGCCATGGAGCCCGCGAACCTACGTTCCCGGGATGGAGCTGGCTAGGAAACCGCTACGGCGGTAGGTTCGGGTCGAACCCACTCAACGGAAACTCCGAAGGTCTTCTTCGCGAGCTCGATGCTCTCGTTCAGGCAGTGGCGCTCGTGCGCCCAGCGGTCGAGGGCGACCGGGCACTTGCCGTCCGTGACCTTCTGCTTCTCGAGGTCGTGACACTCCTCCTCGCTCATGCCGTCCACCCACGGGCCAGCCATGTCGGCGCAGAGGATCCGCACCAGCTTAGGGCGGAACATCCAGATGCGGTCGAGGGCGCAGAGGGTCGTGAACGCCTCGCGCGCGACCTTGGCGTGGACGTCCTTCACGAGCCCGTGCGGCAGCACTCGCATGCCGGTCGAGGCCGGGAGGACGCGGTCCCAGAGATAGATGAGCGGAACTGTCGGGGCTTCGACCTCGAACGTCTCCTTCTGCTCCTCGATGTACTTCTGGGCGAACTTCAGGACGTAGCCGTAGGCGGGCTCAGGGATCGCCTTCATCAGGTTGCGCAGGAACCCTGGAGAAGGGACACCTTTCCTCGCCTTGACGGGGCGAGTGATCTTCACCTTCTGGGTGAGTGGTCGCATCGTCGCCCAGATCTGAAGTGTCGGGTTGCGCTCGATGTACCTCTCCAGGTTGAGCGGGCCCCACACGCCGTCTGGTCCATCAGCGAATGCGGCGAAGTGAACCGGAAGTCCGAGGTCGATGATGTCGATCGCACGATTGACCGTGACGACAGGCTGATCCTGGATCAGATGCTCGGGTCGGAGGTGGATCCTGGAGGGGCCGGCGGTAACGAGATTCCAGGCGGTTGCTTGCGTCACCGGACGATGCCCTCGGAGACGGGGATGGTGCGGCCAGGGAGATTGATCGACGCCTCGACACTCACGTTCATGCCGAAGCGCGCGCATGCCTCGCGCAGCTTGTCCGTGTTGCAGCCCTGGACGATCGTCTGTCCGGTCGGGATGTGGTCGAGCTTCACCTGGAGACCAGCGCCCCAGAGGCCACAGTCCTCGATGAGGACGCCGCGAGCAGACTGCATCCCGGGCACGTTCGAGTAGATGGATATGAGCTCGTTGTTCCATGGGACATCGGAGAAGCCGACCGCAGCGCACTCCTTGATTTTGATTAGGCCGTTCCCGAAGCCCTGGCCAACCCTGCCCGTGAGGATGTCGTACCCGTTCGCCTCGGCCGAGATCATTATCGCGTGCGAGCGTGCATTCGCCTGAATCGCGCCGTTCGTGGCGCCGCCGTAGAACTTCAAACGTTCCAGGAGGACGTTCGCAGCGCCGCTCTCCAGGACGAGCGCTGCGCCGCCACGATCCGACCAGGGCTGGTACCAGTTCTTGTAGACGCAGTCCTTCTGGATCAGCCAGTTGTCGCGCCCGGCATAGGCAGTCTCCGTGTTATCGGGACGGCTCTTCTTCCCCTGCGCGCCACTGCCCCAGACCTCCACATTCTCCCAGATGGAGCCACGACCCGCGGAGCCGTGCTGGTAGTCGGCGTGCTCACGAGCTTGCGTCGCATCGAGGATGCAGTGCTTCAGGTACTCGTCGTACTGGTACCCAAAGAGGAGCCACTTCCCACGACCGGCTCCAGGAGCGGGCTCGTCCACCATCGCCTTGACGTTGACCATGTTGAGCTGGAAGCCGGGCGTCAGCTTCTTCGCCGTGTTCTGGAGCCCGAAGCTCGTCGCTGCGCCCCAGGTCGAATTCGTGTGGATCGTCAGCTCTTCGAGCTGGACGACGCCCTTGAACTGCTCGGCAAAGAGCGTCCACCCGAACCAGTTGGGCCGCATATGCGTGCGGTCGATCCCGCGGCCGATGATCCGGACGCCGTCGAATCCGACCCAGTCGGAGGACTTCAGGGCCGTGAGGCCGGTAGAGCCCGTGTAGTTGACGGAGAAGCCTCCGACGTCCCCCTCAGGCAGCAGGATCTCTTTCAGGTTCAGCGGACGCGAGAGGTACGCCCTGGCTCTCGCTGCTTGGGCGTCGAAGTTCTTCGGGGTCGTGAGCGGGAGGGAGGCCATCGAGAACCTTCTTCAGGGCCTTCAGGCGGACTTCTTGTGATGCGAGGGCGATGGTAGCGATGTAGGCGTAGTCGGCCATCAGGAACCTACCCATGAGGCCCAGCACATCCAAAAGGGCCTCTCCGTACTCCTCCTTCAGGTCTCGCAGCACGACGGCCTTCTCGGAGAGCTCCACGAGCTCGATGGCGGAGAAGTGACCTGCGAGGCTGTAGGTCATGGAGTAGGAGCCGAAGTCGGCGGTCACGACTCCGCGTGGGTTCAGGGCCGTCACGACGGCTTGGGGGAAGCAGAAGCGAACGAGGCGCTCGCAGAGCTTCATGGTCTCTTCTTCTGATTGCGTCACTACGTCAGTCATCTCCATGGGGTCTTCCTCTTGCCTAGCTTCCGCTGGTCTTTCTTCCTCTGCTGGTCTTCCTCGTAGAGGATTCTGTCAACTGTTTCCGGTGGCGGCTTTTCTTGATGGTCCGTGACCTTCCCGAAGCCCCTGACGAAGTTCCCGACCTGGTCGTAGATGTCGCAATAGATCGCATTTGCGTGGCTCCCTGGCGCGCGCGACGGTTTCGGTGTCGGGTTGCCGTTGGCGTCAGTGTCGTAGACCCAGGAATCCACTTCACGTTCGTAGCAGGTCGCACGACCCAAACGCCTGAGCTGTTCATCAACACCGCAGGGGAAGGCGTCCCGGAGAAAGTAACTCCGTACATGGCCTGTAGCCGATCGTAGACCTTCTCTAACCAGGTCGATGGCAGCCGTTTGGTTCTTCGATCTTTGGTGGCCGCCGCCGAGCGGCGGCGTTTTGATCGCGAGCTTCGGGGCATTGCGATAGTTCTTCTTCCCAAGGCGTAGGTTCAGGTAGGCGATGTGCTCGGGGTCGCTCGGGTCACAGAAGAAGTGGCGGACATCGTACTTCGTCCACCATTCCTCGGCGAGGTCGGCCCACTGCTCCTGCTGCCACTCCAGCTTCATCACCTCAGCGATGCGGTAGCGGCGCACAAGAGGGTGCCAGCGAGGTGAGTCGTAGGCCCAGAGCTGCATACAGCCAGGATCAGGCTTCCACCCGAAGTCCACCCCGGCGGTGAAGTAGGCGATCCGGATCGGGTCCTTGACGCCCGGGACTTTCACCGAAAAGCCGGAGTCCTTGTCGCCCAGGAGCTCACCATCGATCAGGTGAACACGAGGATCCCAGTTCTCCAGAATCACGCCCTCAGCCGCGACCCACTTCGAGTGCAGGAAACGTTCCCGGCGCACGCCCGTCAGCGTGCTCTCCAGGATCTTCATGTACTCCGCGCCTTCCTTCGTCCACTGCCCGTTCGGGTAGAGGCCCTTATAGAAGAAGGGGTTGTCGTAGTGGCGGAACGGGAAGCGCTTACGATCTGGTCCGACGCGATCAGGCGAGAAGCGCTCGTTCAGCCAGTGAGATGGCGCAGCCGGGTTGCAGTCAGCTGTGAGCTGGTGATATGGAGTCTTGAAAGATGAGAGACGGGTGGCGAGCACCTCCCAGTCGTTCTGCTGTGTCTCTTCCGCCTGGCACACGTAGATCCGATCCCACTTCGTCGAGAGGATCGGGGACGCCGTGTCCCGCATGTTCTCCAGACCGGCAAAGTAGACCTCGGCTCCGTTCTTCCAGCGGTAGAGGTCCTGGTGCTCTTTGGTGGCGCTGCCAGACACGGCCTCATGCCCGGTCCAGAGGATCTCCTCGCGCCAGTCGCGAAGGATCGACTCGTTCAGTGATTTGCGGGTTTGACGGCAGATGAGCTGACGAGAGCTCGGGTACTTCTCGGCGACCTGCGCGGCCTTGATGAGGAAGGCGAAGCTCTTTCCGCAGCGGGTACCACCTTCCAGAAGGGATTCTCTGCCGGCGTACAGGAAGTAATCCGCGGCAGGGCCGCGCAGCACGAAGTCGCGATTGAGGACTTCGGCCGCCTCTGTCACAGAAGGAGGTTCGGAGAGGAGCCTTGGCGGCGGAGGATAGCCCACGGCTGTCTGGTCGTGGCTCGGTTGATGATCCCGTCTCCTTCGAGGTACCGGAGCGCGCGCACGATCGTCTCGGCGCCATACCGACCGCGGAATTCAGCAGTCACTTGCTCCGTGCGCTGAGGACCAGCTCGCTCCAGGAAGTCCAGGATGTCCGTGCGCACGATCACGTAGTCGATCGGCGCGTGCATCTTGGAGGCGAAGCGAGAGGGCTTCCTCATTGCGGGATGTCTGCCTTGATCGCGGCGGCGGCCTGTGTGACGAGCGTCGCCGCCTGCCCGATCGTGGGCTGCGCTGTGCGCTTCTTCGCGAGCTCTGAGAGCTCTCCAGCGATCCGGAGCAGCGCCTTCTTGTCCTCGATCTCGCCCTTGAGCTCTATCGTCTTGATCTCGGCCTGGAGGTCGAGCTTGCGCTGCTCCGGGCTCCTGCGGGTACGGGTCTTCTTCTCAGCCTTCTTCTCGATCTGGGTGTCCTGAGTCATAGGGCGAGAGAAGTACCCGATGCGTTGCCGCAAAGCAAGGCGAGGAGAGGTACGCTGGAGAGGATGCCGAGATATCTGAGGCTCGACTTCGACCTCCTCTTCGCCTCCGAGGTCTGGAAGGCGAGGAAGTTGGAGGAGAAGGGGAGAGCACTCCAGAGTCTGATCCTCGCCCTGGAGAAGGGTGAGATCCCGGACGCCTGGAAGAGGGTGGCGGAGGTGCGGACGGTAGGAGTCCCAGGGAAGAAGAAGCGCGAAGCCCATCCCAGGGAGACGCCCTTCAAGCCCTTCTACGACGTCTGGGAGGCCCTCTGGGCTGAGACGAGGAAGGAGCCGTACGTCTGGGACCCGAAAGGGCGCGGAGCGATCCGGAGCCTCTACAGCTACACGGCCGGGGATGTCGAGATCTTCAGGAAGAGGGCCAGGAAGCTCCTGGTCGAGCTCTCGAACGACCGCTTCCACCAGCTCAACGCCTCTCCAGCGTTCCTGCGGAGCCGCTGGAACGAGCTCTCAGGTCCCGTAGAGATCAGGACCGGGCCAGGGATGATGACCCTGGCTCCTGCTTGCATCCGGTGTGGGGTCTCCGGCCGGAGCACGTTCAACACCCAAGAGGGGCTCATCTGTCTCCCGTGCTACCGAGGCGCCTGACCGAAGGATCCAGCGCCTCGGGCTGATCTGAGAGAGCCCTCCCCGCTTCCACATCAGCTCGAACGCCGCCTTCTCCACGCCCGCGCTCTGGAACGTGGTCCAGTCGCCCGGGACCACAGCTTCGAACGGCCTGAGCTTGGAGTCGGTCACACGGAGGAAGGCTCCGGGCTTCTTCAGGAGAGCCTCCGCCTCTCGGATCTCCTTCTCGATCTTCTGGATCCCCGTCTCTACGCCATGGTGCTGCATCTCAGCCTCCTAGGTGTGTCTGTGGCCCTTCGGGGCCCACCAGTCTCTCGCCCGCACGTCCTCGTACTTCTTCAGCTCTCGGAGCTGCTCGGCCTTGGAGGGGCCGTAGATGAGCGCACGGACAGCGTGCGCCGGCATTGGCTTCCGAGGCTTCCAGCGCTTCATCTGCTCCTCCAGAGATCCCCTGCTGCGCTTGTAGCGCTCATGGTTCGTGAGCGAGGGCGGCTTCTCCTCCGGAGGCGCCTGCTTCATCTTCTTGATCCGCTTGTCGAGCTCAGCTGGTGTCAGCCCCAGGCGGACGTGGCGCTGACGATGCCAGTGCGCGGTGTCCTCGCCAGCCGCCCGGGCCACCTCCAGCTTGGTCTTCTCTGACCGCTTCGCCATGCGATCACGGTATAGGCGCCACCTTCCGAATGGAAGTGGCGACCCGCCCCGATGGGGGCGGCCTGGCTCGCTCCGCTGCGCCAGGAAGGAAGGAAGCCGCCTCGGTCATCCGGATTTCTCCAGATTTCCTTAGCGGCTTCCTTGTACGGAGGACCACTCGTCGTGGATCATCCGCAGGACACTACTCCGAGGCCGACTATCGCATCTGCGCCCGCCTCGGGCAACCCCGCTCTGGCGACTTCTGGGCCAGTGACCGCAGATGCGCGTGGACTCGAAGTCCAGACGAGACGACCCCCGCAGATCCGGAGCTCTCTCCGGCAGGGAAAGACGCCTCCCCCAGCCCCGCCTGGGATGACACGCTGATGGCTCGTCTGGCAGAAGGCTCACCCCCCTCCTGCACCTTGTGTCTTCCACAGAGTCCCACGGCCGAGAAGACACCCTCCGGCTCAGCCGACCATCGCGAGGACTAGCACTCATACGGATGGCTTCACTGGGAACCGTGGGCAGAAGCCTCTTGGCACCATGCCCCCGGTCTAGGCCCTCCCCGCTCAGAGCTGAGCAGCTCACCGGATGATTTACTGAGGCGTTACGTAGTAACGCGGGACTCCCAGTGCCGAGCGTGGCGAGGCGAGTGAGTCTTCGAGACTCTCCATGGGACTCCTTCGAACGAGCGAGCGCGAAGCGTCAGCGAGCGCTCGTCCTTCCTGCGCGACCGAAGGGAGCGCCGAGCGAAGCGAGGGAACAGGAAGGAGCTCTACTCCGCGCTCTTCTCAGGCGGAGCGACCAAAGTCGCCATCTCCGAAGGAGTGGCGACCTGCCCCGCAGGGGCAGCCTCGACCTGACGGTCGAGGAACGGGAGCGACGCTGGCAGAGAGCTGACAGCAGCAGGAGAGCTTGAGCCCGAAGGTAAGGCTTCTGTCTCAGATGCGACTACGGTAAGTGTAGGTGTCTGGCTGTCTGGAGAGAGTTCCAGGCGCACTCCGAGCTGGATCGTCTTCTGGGAGTTCTTGGCTTCCTGGATCGCTGGCCAGAAGCGTTCGAGGATCTGTTCTCTCGCTCTGGCTCGGATACTTGGGGGCCCAGAGAGAGCGTCCTTGAGCCACCTGGCGATGAAGCGCTGGCCTACGTCTCCAGTCTCCCAAGCCTCTACGAAGCGCTTCCTGAGCTCACTAGGCGATGGTCCACGAGGCTTCCCGTTCTTCGGGACCCCGCTCGGGTTGCCGCTCTGGCCCTTCTTCCAAGGCGGCTTGAGCCAAGGTACGCCCGCACCCTTCTCCGTGGTGGTCTCGCTCGGTGCTTCCATGCCCATCAGATCCTAGCGTTCCTGAAGATCCTCCGCCTTTCCTCAATCGCATGAGGTAGGGTAGTCGATGAGGAGCTCGGAGGGATCGAACCATGAAGTTCCACAGAGCCTGTGCCCTGTTCCACGGGTGCGCTGCGATTGCCTTCTTCCTCCTCGGTCTCATGGGCTGGGGGGCGTTCACGGCCGCCCTGGTCATCATCCACGCACTGAGGGGCGAGAGCCTGAGGAGGGTAGGCGAGTGATCCTGCGCCTCCTCTCCTCGCTCATCGGCCGGGAGGATCGGCTACTCCAAGCCTCTCTCGCTCTCGACATCCAAGGGCTCCGCCGCTCGCTCGGATGCACCCCTACTCCTCTCGACTCCTGGGTCGGAGGAGAGGCGAAGGACCTAGCCAGGGTGCGCCAGAGGGACGCGCTCGGGCGCCTGCTGAATGACCTAGAACTACTCACAGACACCAGAGGATGGAGGATCGGATGATCTACACGTACGACGAGCTCCTAGCGATGCCCACGCTTCACAGTGGGCACTTCGCGAACCTGAAGGTGGACACCGGCAAGATCCGGATTTGGGTCTCGCGCATGACGATGGAAGACGGGGAGATCGATCCTGTCCAGGTCGAGCGATTCGAAGGCGGATGCTGGGTCGATCGAACCAGAGGGCCCGGAGCTGTCTACCTCGTCCAAGGCCAAGGCATCCGCGCTGGCGTCGGCATGCGCGACGGGTACAGGATCCGTGTAGATCGAGACGGAACGCAGAGGATCGAGAGGCAGCGATGAGCGTACCCATCACGACCAGAATACTCCCAGGCGGAGGAGTGATCGAAGACGACAGAGACCGGGCCGAGAAGATGGGAACCGAGTGGTTCGCCATCGGCACGGACTCCTACCTGAGCGGCTGGGGCCAGGCTCCTCGCAGAAGCCTCTACGCGCTCCCTTGCCGGGACTTCAAGGAGGCTGAGCTCTGCGCCGAGAACCTCAAGAAGCGCGGCGACATGAAGCGCGTACGCATCGTGGCGGGCGACTGGCGCCCGAGGCTACGGAGCGGAGACCATCTACACATCGCCAGTCGGTTCGGAGCAGACAGGCACTACCGATCCGGCGGATTCTGAATACCTCTCTCTGAGGGTCCTTGGAGCCCGGCCCAGGTGAAGTAGATTCCAGGAATCTCTCCACATAGCTCAAACGCATCGGGTATGGTTGCAGTGGAGGTTGGATCACCATGGATCGTGAACACTACGAGGGCGCGTACCTGCCCAAGTCCGAGAGGATTGGGCAGGCGGTTCCGAAGGAACCGATGGCCGGACAACCTGGTCCGGCCATTTACTCCCAGCACAGAGAGACGCGGATGGACGTGAGCGCACAGACGCCCGAGCATCAGCTCGGCCTGCGCGTGCTGGAGATCCTGACGACTCGTAGCCAGCGCATCGAGCGCGAACGCACCGAGGTCGGTGTGACGGCCGAGAAGGAGTGCGCCTGGTATGACTTCTGCCAGGCCGCGCGTTCGCTCGGCCTGCTGCCCGCCGACGCGAAGGAGGGGCGCCATGGGTGATCGCAAGCGAGACGTTCGGCCGTCTGGATCCACCAAGCCGATAGTGATTGGCGCTGCGCTCGTCGCGCACTTCGTGAGGATCTCGACCTACGCCGAGTGCCGCGTGTCGCTCCCGCAGTTGACCCGTGAGCAGTACGAGGGCATCCGCGCCGGCCGGATCAAGCTCTCTGGCGACTCGTCCGCGCTCACGCTCGAAGACGTGCCGGCAGACGAAGCACGACCGTGCTACGCCTGCGATGAGCGGCCAGGAACCGTACTTGGTCTCGTCCAGGGTGAGCCGGAGCTTTGGTGCCGAGAATGCCACCGCTACGAGTACGGAACTGGAGAAGCTCCGTGAGCGCGCCGGACCGCAGGGCGGAGGCGCGTCGCTGTTCGTGTGGAGCGCCGCTATACCCGCAACCGGACGGGACCGAATTCTGCGCGCTGTGCTGCAAGCCGCCCGCCCCTTCCGCCGCGCCGAGCGACGCGGAGGTTGCGGCGATCGTCTCTGACGTCATCGCCAGAATCCAATACACGGCGCATCAGATCGAGGGCGGCGAGCTGTCTGGCGATTACGAGCGCTGTATCCGCCAGATCGAGGCTCTCCGCTCTCTCATCGCCGCGCGCTCCCGCCGGTCCGCGCTGGAGGCGCTGGGGGAGAAGGCGCTGGAGAGCATCAACGCCTACATCCGCGACGGGCTGACCTGGAAGACCACAACGTCCGCGACACACTGCGCCATCGACATCAAGGATTCCGCCAGCGCCCTCGGCCTGCTCAGCGGCGAGCAGAACCAACCCAAAGACGCCGAAGGCTCTGCTTCGGCGGCCGGCCCAGAGGGCCGCCGTGATGCTGGCGCATCACGGAAGGAGGGGACCAAGTGAAGAAGCTACACCCGCTCGATCGCGTACTCGCCGAACGATTCTCCGGCCTGCTCCGAAACGGCTCGCATAGCGAGGATGGACTCGCCTGCGCCCTCGAAGCCGCGACCGTCGCGCGCAAGAAGAAGTGGAGCGACTCGCCGGCCTCTGCCGGCCTGCCCGACCTGCGCCCACTGAATGACGGACCGTGGTCGAGCGACAAGGCGCGCACCGACGCGCTCGTTCCTGCGATGCGCGTGCTCTGGGCGTGGCCGAAGTGGAGCGAGAAGCGGCGCAAGGCGTTGACCGATCGCGTCACGCTGCGGCTCATCCGCGAGGTACTGCCAGAGATCTTCGAGGCGATCAAACTGCATGCGGAAGCGAAGGCGATGCGCGAAGCGCAGAGCCTCGCCGAGGCCGCCGAGGCCGCCAGGACCGCCGCCATGGCCGCCAGGGCCGCCGCCTGGGCCGCCTGGGCCGCCAGGGCCGCCGCCGAGGCCGCCGAGGCCGCCAGGGCCGCCGCCGAGACCGCCGGGACCGCCGCCATGGCCGCCGCCAGGGCCGCCGAGACCGCTGGAACCGCCGAGACCGCTGGGACCGCCGCCAGGGCCGCCGCGGCCGATCGCGTTCTCACGCACGCCTGCCGCATCTGGGAGGAAGAGGCGCTCCGCGGCGAACCGGAGAAGGGAGAGGGGAAGTGAGCCTCTCGTACCGCAGCTACCTCGGCGACGGCGTGTACGTTGGCTTCGACGGCTTCGGCGTGGCGCTCACGAGCGAAGACGGCGTGCGCATCCTTGATCGCATCGTGCTGGAGCCGGAGGTCCTCGGCAAGTTCGAAGCGTACATGGTCTCGCTGCGGCGCGAGCTGTCCGCCCCCGCGCCGGCTGAGCCGAAGGAGGGGAAGTGAAAGCCCTCTCGAAGCTACACGAGATCCTCAAAGCGGTCGGAGCTCACCGCCTGGACCCGGAGAGCATTGGCAGGCTCGATGACGGAAGGGGGTGCTGCTACCACATCGACGGTATGCGCGTGCTCGCCTCGTGGGGCGGCGGATGGGATCACGTCTCTGTCTCGGCGGGGTGGACAAGGAACGGCGCGACGCGCGTGCCCACCTACGCTGAGCTAGAAAGCGTGCGCCGAATCTTCTGGGAAGACCATGAAACCGTGGTGCAGATCCATCCGCCGATTAGCCGCTACGTCAACTGGAATCCGTACGTGTTGCACCTGTGGCGCGCGCAGGGACATGATTACCCGCTTCCGCCGCAGGAGTTCATCGCTCCCGCGCTGACTAAGCCAATGACCGATCAAGCACACGACATCGTACAGGACGAGCGTGCGACAGGCGCGACGCGCGAGCAAGCATCTCGCGCCCGAGACCTGGAAGAGGAAGGTGGGACAAGGAGAGACCTATGAGCGACCGCTACGTCATGCCGCGCGAGAGCGCGCGCGAGGAAGGCTGGCACCGAGAGGTGGAAGCCAGCCGGCCTCCGATCGAGATCAACTCTTCTGACCGCCAAGCGAACGAGGAGAGACGCACCGCGATCTTGCGCAGACTCCGAAACGAGATCGAGAGCTTCCGTCTGCGCAACTCTCCCTTCCTGGCCGTGGATCCGGAGCTAGCCGAGCACGGAGCCCAGGAAGCACTCGATGCCCACCTAGCAGCGCACATCCTCACCAAACTGGAAGAGCCATTCTGATGATCTCCGAGCGACTAGATGAGTGGTACCAGCTCAAAGGCACCAGAGACGCCAAAGAGAGGGCTGAGGAGTACGGAGGCCACAAGATCGGCCCGAGCAACCTGGCCGACTGCCTGCGTAAGCACGCCTTCCTGCTCTCCGGCCTTGCACCTGAGCCCATCTCGCCCGAGTCGTTGCGCGTGTTCGAGCTCGGGCACCAGCGAGGAGAGCAGCTGGAGCGAGCGTGCAAGGAGATCTGGCCCGACGCACAGAGCCAGGTCGCGATCGAGATCCCGCTTGGCAACTTCAAGCTGCAAGGGACATGCGACCTCTGGATCCCGAGCTTACGTACCATCGTGGACTTCAAGACGATCGGCAGCTTCGGCGCTGGCCTGCTCAAGGATGGGGTGAGCGAAGAGTACCAACTGCAAGTACATGCATACCGAGATGCGCTGTGGGAAGAAGCTATCCAGATCGTCGCATGCAAGCGCCACAAGGCGTATACGACAGCTTCGGCTAACGCGCTCGTTGGCCTCACGGGTCCGGCTGACATTCACTGCCTGATCGTGTACGAGGCGAAGGACTCGGACGCCCGCAAGGGGATCGAGGCAGGGAAGCTGATCGAGCTCGAAGTGCCATGGACCCCGGCGCTTGAGAAGCGCTACCAGGAGCGCTTGCTAGCGATCGAGGGCCTCCTGATCCGGAAG